ATCCCCAGTTATCAAGATGTAGAGCTAATAATTCATTTTTACGTTTAGCGATATTAAGGTCTTCAGTTTGAGCCATATAGTCTGTCCAATAAGCAACAGCACCTGCTAGGGAGTCAACGAGGTCATCATGTACCAGAGAACCCCTATGTCTAGATATTCGTGATAGTTGATAGACAAGTTGGAGTTTAAGTCTACGCTCTGGAGTTTCTTGAGGATTAGAACGGAAGTCTTTTTCTATCACTTTGCGGTCAATTATCAGGCGGTGAGAGTTCATTACAGGTTCTAATGTGTCGATAATACGCAGTTCTTTGGTTTTATTGTTCCTAACGTCTTCTAACTGGCATGGGTGAAACCTCATAAGAAAGGGTTTAAGGAGTTCAGAGAACATACCACCGCCAAAGTTTTGTTCAACAAGGATGGTATTAATCTTATTGTCTCTAGCGATCTTACTAATCTTCTCCAGAACGGCATCTGAGTAGCCTCCAGAGAGTCCTAAACACTCTGTGACGTATAAATTACCATTAAGCATCTTAACGCAGCTTATAGCGGTCTGGTCCTTGCCCTTTCCTGAGGGGTCCACGAACATCACTGAGCCTGTATATTCTATGAAGTCACCAAATTCTTGTGCAGGTCGGTAGAATCTATCGCCATTGAACCCTACACATTGCAAATCTTGGATTACATATTCGGGATTATTAGACCAAATAACTTTTTCTGGTGCAAATTCTTTATTTACAGAAGCAATTACCAAGTCATTTATTTTTAATGGGTATCTATCTTGATCTGAAAGGGTTGTATCTAGTTGAAACTGTAGATTGAACCCAGAACGACCATAGGAAGCCTCACGTTCCATCAAATCCTGTGCTGAGAACCTTATAGGGTCTACAGGGTCTTTGGGTTTTGCAATGCCTTCTGTAAGCTTTTTGAGGATTATAGGAGCAAGTCTATCTCCATAGTTGTTTTTTAGCTCTGGGTATCTAGCTGTCCATATTCTTGTTTCATATCCTCTTTCTTCTAGTGTTAGGTACACAGAGTTTTCTACTTGTGGTGTACCTAGAAAGGTAATCTTTCCATTTGGTTTTAAAATAGCTTCAAATTCTTTTACAGCTTCACTAAGTTTGTCTCTCATGGGCTGTGTGTAGGAATTATTCGGAACTTCTACGTCATCAGCGATTACTTCATCTGCTCTAGCTCCTGACATCTGCCCTAAGACACCCCTAGAAGAGCATGAGGGAGCATGATCGGCCTGTGCAGGTTTTACATCAAAGCTTACCTTACTGTTTCTCTGGTCATCTCTAGGAATTAAATCAGCAAGTATTGGCATCTCATTGATAAGACGCATGGTAAATGTAGTAAAGTTATCGGCTCTATCTTTACTGGCAGATACAACTAAAAACTTTAGCTGTGGATTCATACGAAGTCTCCACACTACATAGGTAGATGTAATCCAACTCTTACCTACCCCACGAAATCCTTGTATGATTTTACGTCTTGCACCATATTGTAGATATTCAGCTATGTCTAACTGAACAGGTGTAGGGTCTGGTAGGTTTAGATGTCTCCAAGTAACAATTAAGAAATATCTAAAGTCTTGTAGTTTTTTTGGTAAGGGTTGCAATTATAAATCAGCTAAAGGTACAGCATCTAGGTCTGGTAGGTTCTCCATAAGCTCTTGCATTGGGTTCTTTTCTACTGGTAAACATTCAACACCATTATCTTTTAGAAACTGTCTAGCTACGTTTAGATCCCCTGCCTTTGCTTCTCCACTTGTAATTTTATCTGTCAGTTCTTTTGCAAGAAGTAAATGTAACTTTTCTAGGATTTTAAAATTTTTATCCATGATTAGTCTTGTTTTTTAATTAATATAATCATTTCTTATCTGTTTTGCCAAACAGAAGATACTTTATCTTACCAAAGAAACTTAATTTTTTTACTTTCTTGTATAGTCTCATACCTTTTTCATAACGCATTAACTTAGTTTCTATATCTGATATACGCATTATTGCTGAAGTTAAAAGCAAATCTTGTAGCTTGGTGTACTTTATTAAGTCTAAACAGTATGCTTTTACAGCTTCATCAGGCATTTGCTCTGTTTCACGTTGCTTAACTAAGATTTCAAACTCTATTTCTGGTGGTGGATTACCAACGAGTATCTTAAAAAATTCTTTGTGATTCATGTTAATTAAGTTTTGGGAATAGTTGTTGCTCTAGCATATCAACAGAGCGATCATCTAATGTATTTGTGGTTTGTTTGCAGATAGCTCTAAGAAGATCTATTACTAATCTTTTTACAGCAGTCGTAGTAAAAAATTTTAGTAGTATTGGTTTTAAAATTTTAAGCATAATAATCTTGTGTTACTTTCCAAACATAACGAAAATGCTAGTATTAGACAAGATACTACGCTTCTATGGCAGAACAGGAGAAAAAAGGTCCACTTCAGAAACTAAAAGAAAACATCACCGATAAAGAAGAGCAACTAGCTTTCATCTCAGTCGTAGTAAGGCTTGTGGTTGTTGCTTGGAGTGGTTTTATAGTATCGCTTAACTACATCTCAATCCCTGGTTACAGTAACGAGCCCAAGGATATAACTTTCCCTGCAAGTTTGCTGACAGGTGCATTAGCGAGTTTTGGCTTGGAAGGTGCAAAGAAACGTGGAGATGGTACTTTTAAACCAGAGGACAAGCCTCTAAACAAAAAAGAAGTAGAAGCGTTACTAGCGTCACAGTCTGGTGGTTATCAGACAGTTAGAATAGAAACACCGATAAAAATTATTGGTGCAGAAATTGTAGATCCCCCATCACCCAAAAAATGAAAAAATTTCTTCCTTTGATTTTACTAGCATTTCCAACAGCTAGTTTTGCAGACGTAACACATTCAATCCAATCAGTAGCCAGCGTATCTACATTAGGTGCTAGTGCTACATCAGAGCGTATTGGGTCGTCTATTAGTGTAGCTGGTACAAACGTTACACCAAAAGCAAACACAGTAGCTGGTCAGATAGGTTCTCTTGATCTAGCTGATAATGGAATAGCTAACGGAGTTCCTACTGTTGATTACGATACTAGCTTCAATGTTGTAAACACAGGTGATGCGTTTTCAGCAAGTGAAACATACATCCAAGCGGATGCAGTGCCAAGCTTACTATCTGCGACTGTAACTAACGGTGCGGTCCCATCCTTGCCTCTTTTGGGCAAGAATACGGTAGTGTCAGGTGGCGATCCTGGTTCTGTAGCAATCACAATGGATAGTGGACAAGCATTGACAGTAAACCTTGCTGATATGGGTGCTGGTACAACTGCAACGCTCCAATCAACTATTACTCTTGGCCTCGATTAATGAAATGGTGGCTATGTCTACTTGTTGTTTTTAGTCCTAATGCTTTTGCTGAAACTCCTAGATTTGGTGCAAACCAGATTCAAAGCAACTCAAGGAGTATTTCAAAGATAGATGAAGTTATTATTACTGAAAACTATAACTCGGGTTATGCGTACTCAGTTACAGGATCTAATATTAAAATCAAAGATGGTACTGTTATCTCTCCTGAAGCCACTTACACAACAAGTCAGAATACAGGTAATGCAGGTGCAGTTAATTTTGAATGGATAACACCAGACCTAACAAGCAAGCCTCAGTGGGTCATCGTGAGCGAAGGAGATGCTTTCAGTCTGACCGAAAATTTCATGGCTCCAGGCTTAGACGCAGTTTCAATTATAAATCGCACACAGACCATAGAAACTACTCAAAGTTCGGTCACATTGTTTCAATAGGGCTTTTATTTGCTAGTCCTGTTTATGCCGAAACAACTATAAGCAACCCTCAATCGAGTACTCAATCGACAATAGTTAACCAAGGATTTCAAAGTATAAGCGGATCTTTCCCAACTCATAGATATAGCAACGGTATTCAATGCCAAACACCTACTCTTAGTTTTAATCCGTTCATAACAAAAGGAGAATATTACAACACTCCAAGAAGCACAATACAAAGAACAAATATATATAACCAAGCAAAAGATAGTGAAACTGGCCAGCTAACAAATCCTGGTGAAATACTTTACATAGCAGAACAGGAAAGATTAGATCAGATAAACCATAACTTTTCTTATGGAGCGACTATCAGTATCCAAGTTCCATTAGGTAAAAGATTTGATGATGAGTGCATAAAGGCAGCCCAAACATATAGAAAGTATCAGGAGTTTATGCTTGATGCTAAAAAGCTAGAGGTAAATCTTAATCGTTTAAAAATATGTGCCGAACAACTAAAACTAGGTGTTAAGTTTGTAGGAGATGATGCTGTTAGTTGTAGAAATGTTGTATTAACCAGCGTTCCAAATCAAGTTATTCCACATACTCATAAATTAAAGCAGTAGACAAGCACGGGTTGAAACTTGCCTACCTAGACTCCCCATCCATTGCCTTGGCGAATAGGGTTTTTTTATTTTACATCTTTTTTCTTCTTTGTAAGCTTCTTTATAATATTTTTTACTAAGGGTTTGACAATATTAAGTAATAGTGGAGTAGTGGCAGCAACAGAAGCAATAACAGCAGTAGATACAACAACACTAGCTGTTGGTATGTACTGGTCAACAAACGGTACTTCTTCCCAGATTGCATCACAGGAACCCTCCAATAGCCCACGCTCATATCTTACCAGCCTTTCTAATCTAAGCTCATTTCTCCAATCTCCAGTTCTATATGGTGCGTTTTTTGGTGGACAAGGTACTAGCTC